AGATATCTAGAAAGATTGCAGAGAGTGCAGCTAGGTTAGAACTGGATGCAGAGAAAGCTAAGAACAGAGATGAAATAGAAAGAGACAGGATAGCATCACAAGAGCAAATTGCAGGTGCTAGCATTGGTCAGAAAGTTGCTAGCGATTTGCTTGATTTAGCAGATAAAGAAGATAGCAAATCGAGAGAAGATTACAAGCTTGGTCTTGACATAGCAAAAGAAATAGTCCAAGATCGTGATCGTGACTGAAAATGATTTCAAACAGCTATCACTATCAGACTTTTTGAAAGATAGATTAAGTAGTTTAAAAACAGAACATAGCAGTCACATGGGAACTGGCAATCTAAAAGATTTTTCAGAATACAAAAGGATGGCTGGTATTATCGAGGGTTTATCCCTCGCAGAAAGAGAGTTGGCTGACTGGATAGACAGGCATACTCGTGAATAGGAACTCGACTCCTTAAGTCGTGCAAACATATGACAGAAAAAGCAAAAGTCAAAGAACCCGCAATTGAAGATACAAGAAAGCAACTGCCTGAACCTAAAGGTTGGAAAGTTTTAGTAGCTATGCCTGAAGTAGATGAAAAGACTGAAGGCGGAATAATTAAAGCTTCTCGTACCATGAAGGATGAAGAGGTAGCTAATATTTGTGGTTTTGTTATTAAGCTAGGTCCAGAAGCATATAAAGATGAAAAGAGATTTGCTAGCGGTCCTTGGTGTGAAGAAGGTGACTGGGTAATTTTTAGAGCTTATTCTGGCACTCGCATAATGATGTATGGACAAGAGTTTCGTTTAATTAACGATGACACTGTGGAAGCAGTTGTTGAAGACCCAACGGGAGTAGTTAGAGCATGAGCGAAACACCAGAAATAATAAACGAAGAACCAATTATAGAAGAGTCAATTAATACGACTAGCGAAGAAGAAAAGTTCTTTGGCAAACAAGTAGAAATAGATTCTAAAGTTGACGATGGACTATCAGTTGAAATAGTAGACGATACTCCAGAAGAAGACAGAAGACCGCCTAAAGTAGAACCAGAAGAACCTGCAGATGATGAAACAGTCGATGCAGAAATAACTGACTACAGTAAAAGAGCTGGCGATAGAATCAACAAACTCAAATACGAGTATCACGAGGAGCGTAGAGCTAAAGAAGCCGCACAAAGAGAATCGCAAGAGGCGGTGCAAAGATTGCAAACCTTGTTACAAGAGAATGAAAAGTTACAAGCTTTTGTAGATCAAGGCGGAGAGGTACTCAATAAACAAGCAGCTAATAATGCTTTGTGGGCAAAACAAAATGCTCAAACTTTATACAAAGCTGCTTATGAAGCAGGCGATGCAGAAAAGATGGCACAGGCTCAAGAGCAACTATCTAAAGCTGTCTTAGCTGAACAAACTGCTAATAACATGGCAGATCAGGTGCAAACCGAAATAGAAAAGAAAATGCCTGCACCTGAAGCACCTAAGCAAGTTGATCCTGATTTACAAAGATGGGCAGCTAAAAATCCTTGGTTTATGGGCACAGACCCAACGCATAGAGAGATGACTTCATTTGCTATGTATGTAGATCAAAGATTACAGCAAGGCGGTGTAGACCCTGCTAAAAACCCAGATAAATACTACGCTGAGGTAGATACCGAGATGCGTAAACAGTTTCCAAATTTTTTTGGAGTTTCTCAACCTGAAGCTAAAGCGGAAGCAGAAGCACCGGTTGAAGAACAACCTAAACGACAACCATCAACAGTTGTTGCAACCGCATCGAGGGAAGGCGGTCAAACTAAACCTTCGCAAGTCCGACTGACTCAGACTCAAGTTAAGATAGCTCGACAACTTGGTATAAGTCCTGAGCAGTATGCAAACCAATTATTAAAGGAGGCATAAATGTCAGAAGAAATAAATAACACCGAAGAAGTGGAGGCAGTTTCTGCTGATACTCCTGAAAACCAAGAGCGTTCCCCTAGGGGATTAGATAGCCGAGAGGCTACCCAGAGAAAAAGAAACTGGGAAAATGAAGGTAACTTACCTGACCCAACACCCCAAGAAGGATGGGTATTTAGATGGATAAGAACATCTTTAGTTGGGAATACAGATAATCCTAATGTATCTAAAAGATTTCGTGAGGGATGGCAGCCTTGTCGTTTGGAAGACCACCCTGAATTACAGATACATATGATGGATCATAAGTCTGAATGGGCATCAAAAGGTAACATCGAAATAGGCGGACAGCTACTATGCAAAATGCCTAAAGAGGTTGCTGATGAGCGTGCTCAACACTTTGATAATTTAGCTCGACAGCAAATAGAAGCAGTCGATAATACTTTTTTCAAAGATCAAGACAGCAGGATGGCTACCAAACAAGTATTTGAACGCAACTCAAAAACGACTTTTGGAAGAGACTCTTAGAGTCTTAAATTAATATTTTGGTCTGCATTTTTATGCAGAAGGAGTAAATACTATGGCTTCATCAGCTACACCTATGGGTGCTAGACCGGTTGGTTCATTAGTATCATGTGCTTACAATGCAAAGATTACTCACTATAAGATTGCTAACGCTTATGCTACTGCAATTTTTTACGGTGACTTTGTTAAGTGGGCAGATGGAAACCCTAACACTACAATCCAAAAGGATACAGGAACTACTTCCTTGACTCCTATTGGAGTATTCTTAGGAGTTTCATATACTGATCCAACTTCTGGTCAAACAACTTTTAGCCAACATTATCCAGCTTCTACGGCTGCGGATGATATTATGGCTTATGTTGCTTCTGATCCTTTTCTAGTTATGCAAATGCAATCAGACGAAGCTCTTACCCAAGACGATCTTGGTAAGAATGTCGCTGTTGTGCAAACAGCAGGATCAACAAGCATCGGCACAAGTAAAAATGCCGTTGATGGGAGTACAGCAAATACTACCAATACACTACCGTTAAAGATCATCGACTTTGTTGAAGGTCCTGATAGTGCTATTGGCGACAGTAATACTGATGTACTAGTTATGTTTAATGTAGGACACCAGCTCCTAAATACAACCGGTATAGGTTAAGGAGATAAATTATGGCTGCAATATCAAGAGCACAAGAGCTTAAACAGCTCTTACCCGGCTTAAATGCCTTATTTGGTGAAGAGTACACAATGCATGAAAATCAGCACGCTGAGTTTTATGTAACAGAAAACTCTGAAAGAAGTTTTGAAGAAGAACTAAAACTTTCAGGTTTTGGTGCTGCTCCAGTAAAAGATGAAGGTTCAGCTATCAGTTATGATACTGCTCAAGAATCTTTTGTCGCTAGATACACTCACGAAACTATAGCTATGGGTTTTGCGATTACAGAAGAAGCTATGGAGGATAACCTCTATGTTTCTTTATCAGCAAGATACACAAAAGCTTTAGCTCGTGCTATGGCGTACACTAAACAAGTAAAAGCTGCTTCTCTATTGAATAATGGATTTAGTAGTTTTAACAGTGGTGATGGCGTAACTTTATTTAGTACGGCACACCCACTTGTAAACGGTGGTACAAACTCAAACAGACCCGCTACAGGTGCTGACCTGAACGAAACATCTTTAGAAGATGCGGTAATTCAGATTGGTAAATTTACCGATGAGCGTGGTTTGAAGATCGCTGCAAGACCGCAGAAGTTAATCATACCTTCTGATCTTCAATTCGTAGCAACTAGATTGTTACAGAGCGATTACCGTGTCGGTACAGCAGATAACGACATTAACGCTATCAAAACTAACGGAGTAATTCCTGAAGGTTTTGTAGTTAATAACTATCTGACTGATACTAATGCGTTCTTTATAACTACAGACGTTCCTGATGGAATGAAACATTTTGTTAGAAGTCCTATGACTACTAGCATGGATGGAGACTTCGATACAGGTAATGTTCGTTATAAAGCTAGAGAAAGATACTCTTTTGGTGTATCTGACCCTCTAGGTATATTCGGATCACCCGGATCAAGCTAAAGAAATTAGGGCAGCTTCGGCTGCCCTTTTTCTCATTCTAGGAATACATAATTGTTTATCGACTGACCTAGCAGACTCGCCAAGACGATAAATGTAATTAAGGAGACTTAATATGGGCAAAACAACTTTTAGTGGACCAATTAAATCACTAGCAGGATTTATTTCTGCTGGTAATGCTAATGTGGTCAGTTTAACCGCAGACACAACTTTAACCGTGGCTGCACACGCAGGTAAAATTTTAACTACTAACGATGCTGACGGTAAATTTACTTTACCAA